AAATGAGGATCGTAATTTCTAAAATCAAACTCTAGTTCTCCACCTTGATATTCTGATCCATCAGTTAGTTGACAGGTCATAGATAGTTTTCTTATTTTACCAAAATCAGGTCCAGGGTTTTGATAAGGTTTGTCCCAAGAGTCACAATGCCAATCATAGTATTGGTTTAATTTATATTTTGTAAATTGACAAGATTCACTTCGATCCCATTCAAAGTTCCAACCTGAATTTTTATTTGCTGCGTGAATATAAGGATGTAATTCTTTGTATATCCAAGTATCATTTAACCAAACAAGATCTGAATCCCTCTTGCGTTTCATATCTTTAATTTCATTTTTAGTTAATTTTTTATTATCATAACCACCTATTCTTGCCATGGTGTCTGCTTTTGACAAACCATGTTTTATAATATCATCACAAATTCTAGGTGGTATTACAGATGTAAAATACCAATAGTAATTATTTAAATTCATAATTTAAATATCTTTCTAGCTCTTTCTTTTGCATAAATTTTTTACTGATACTTATACCTTATCATAACTATACCAGAACCACCACTTCCCGCAGTTCCAGGATTACCGGCAGTTCCACCTCCACCTCCTCCAGTGTTAGCTGTTCCAGGATTTCCTCCATTTGATTTAGCGGCTCCACCTCCTCCAACTGCGGCTGGACCAACATAACTTGATGGACTAGATGTTATTGCTGAACCACCTCCACCACCAAAATATCTTAAAGCACCATCTGGTCCCGGTGTTCCAACAGAAGGACTTGGATTAAATGCGGTTCCTACACCAGCACCACCAGCACTATCTCCTGATCCACCTGAAGCTCCTGCTCCACCTCCACTTGATTGTGTATTTACACTTGGGTCACTACCTACTGGACCACCTGGATTTCCTTGAGGAGGACTTACAGGAGGAGTATTTCCTGAACCTGCACTAGCTCCTGAAGGATTAGCTACTTTTTTTGCACCACCACCAGAACCTCCTGGGTTACCATTTGCATTATTATTAAGTAAAGCTCCACCTCCACCACCACCTGTAGATGTTATAGTTGAAAAAACTGAGTCTGATCCGTTAGCTCCTGGAGGTTGTGGTCCAGGTTGAACGCCTCCTGCTCCTCCCGATCCAACAGTTACTGGATAACCTTGAGCAGTTACGGTTAAACCACCACCTGGATTAGCTAAAGGACTTCCTGTCCATGCAGCAGGGCTTGGAACGGATTCTCTAAAACCTCCTGCTCCACCTCCACCACCTTTAAATGCTCCACCTCCACCACCAGCTACTACTAAATAGTCTACTGTTGCTGGACCACCTACAGGATTTGTTGGTGCGTTACCTGCTTGTGTAACTGTAAAAGTTCCTGGTGATGTAAAAGTGTGAATTTTGTAATCGCCTACAGTTGTAATTGTTCCACCTGTAGCTGATGTAAATTTTTTATTGCTGCCGCCTCCAATGCCTCCCGGCATTTTGACTGCTTTACTTCCAATTAAAGGCATCTAAAATTCTCCTATTATGCGAACTTTGTTTGTGCTGCAATAACTGTAAATGTAGCATTTGCAGTTTTAATTATTGTGTAACTGTATACGTCTGTTGAAGAAGCGTTTCCTGCTGATGGAGTTGCTCCATCTAGCCATTTAGGAGTAACACTTGATCCATCAATTTGAAAAGCTGAATTATAATATGCTGTTGATCCTTGCGGTACAAGAGTTACAATAGTTAATGATTCTCCTGTATCCATAATATTATTTAAACTATTTGAACCATCACCTCTAACATTTAATGTCCAGTTTGCAGAAGCATTAGAAGTAGCATTAAAAATAGATTGTGTAATAACATCAAAGTTAATTGTACCTGTAAATGCTGTTGCAGCATTTGTAACTTTTTCTGCAGTTTGTTCTATTTTAGCTGCACCTAAAACAACTCTTCCAATACCTTTTGGAGAAATATTTAAATCAACATTTGTATCACCACCAACTGCATTAAGAGAAGGACCTGAACCTGTTGCTTGGTTAGTTACTTCAAGATTATTAACAGCTGATGCTGTTTTTTGAAATACTATTTGTTCATTATTATCATCATCATATATGCCATGATCATCATCAATTTTAATATTAAATGAATTGGTATCTAAATCTCCACCTAATTGTGGACTAGTATCCTCTGAAACTTCTGTAATAGCATTAGATACAAAAGCTGTATCAACTACATTAGTTCCATCTGAATAAATTATTTTAGTGCTTTTATCTGTAGCAGACCAGGTAACCCCTGTTCCTGAACTTGTTTTAAAAGTTACTGTGTATGCACCAGTTGTTGCATTATCTACAATGTATGTTTTTTCTATTGAATCTGGAATAGTAACAGTTCTATTGGCTGCTATGGTTCCTGTTAATTTTAAAACTTGATTTTTACCGTTTGATATAACACCATTAGAAAATGTTAAAGTTGCCCCTGTTGTAATTCCAATTGCTTCATAACCACCAATTGCTTGTTCTAAAACAAGTAAATTAGTGTTAGTAATTTGGCCCCATGTTCCAGAGTTATCACCTGTTGCTTGAACTGTAAGCTTTAAACTTGTTGATGTGGTATTAGCCATATTTTAAATTCCTTAAACTTTTGTATGATATTAAATTTGTTTAGCAGTGTCAATTTATTATGATACTGGATTATAACCTGCGGCAGGAGCAGTTCCTGTATTAACTTCAGTATAAGTTTGCACAGAACCTGTATTTACTTGTGTAAATGTTTGAACAGGTCCAGTTGGAACTTGTGTCCATATAACAACATTTGGTGTTCCTAATGTTGCTGCAAAACTAATTCCAGTTACATTAACTATAGCATTTCCAGTGACTGTTGCGTCACCTTCTTGCATAGAAAGAAGTATACCAGTGACATTTACATTAGCATCAGCAGTAACTGTACCTGTACCCTCTTGCATAGCAAGAGCAATACCAGTTACAAACGCTTGACTATCGTTATTAACTAGCGATGAGAATGCACTTTGTGCAAAAGCGTTTATACCAAAAGCCATTGTTTAGGCTCCTGTCTACGCTACGTAACTTTTACCAGCAGTAATAGCACTATTAGCAGCAGTCATGTCTTCACTTCCCCAATCAGATTTTGCAACCATTAGTTCTAAGTGTTCAACATTTCTATTTACACAATCATTTTTTTCTGATTGTTCTTCGCCAGCCATTCTTGATCCATCAATAATTCCATTGATTAAATCTACAGAGTGACCCATTGCTGTATAGTCTTGAGCTAGTTCTTCAGCTGTTCTTGTATCAGACATATGTTTCTCCTATTGTGTTGCACATGCAACAGTTTTACTTTTATCAAGTTTTTTGTATTGATCAACGATTATTTTGCAATCTACCATATTATTTCTTGGATCGCTATCAATAAATTTAGACTCATCCCATTTTTTACCCATATGAAAATGTAGGTTTTTATTGTGAGAATAACCAAACTGGATCCAACGAGTTGACCCCCAAATAACTACACCATGTTTTTCAGCTGATGCTGAGAAATGTTGTAGACAACTATCTATACTGACAAAGCCTTCCGCACCTTTTAACATTTCATGAATCTGTGCAAAATGTAAATCACATCTAATTGTTCCTCGATAATGTGGTTCATTAGGTAAGACACAGTTTATAATAGTTGTATCTTTATATTCTTCTAACAACATATTAACTACTTGTTGAGCTAAGAATGGTTGATAGTTTCTATTTGGATTTATGTTTTGATATTGAACATTGTCTTTATAATTCCATTTAGGTTGACCACCACTAAATTGAATCATAATGTATTTACCTATCTCATTGTCTTTTAACCATTTATCAACAGACTCTTTATGATGATCTGTGTATAATTTAGGTCTCATAGATGAATTGTATTTAACACCATGATGTTCACAATAGCTTTCGATAATATGTTGTTTACCAAACTGAAAATTAGATTTGTAAGGTTCACAATAATATATATTATCTGATGCCATGATTCTTGGATCTTGTAACGGTATGGTTTGCTCCAATGCAAGTTTAACATCAGGATTACCTGCAAAGCAATCGATGTACGGAGTATAGATTTGCACTTCCGATTTTTTTCTTAGTTTAGGTAGTAAAGCAGTGAACGCGGTACATTTACCAACACCACCTTCTACAACGTATGTATTAAGCATTATATTCCTTTCGATTTATTAGTTACTTTCTAACGCTTCTATTCTAGATTTCAAGTCTTTATTTTGTGTCGATAATTCTTGTATTGCTTTAATTAAAATTGGATAAGTTTTCATTGGATCTGTTTCCCATTGTTCGGGATTTTCTTTTGAAACTAATCTTGTGTACTCTTTATTTCCAAAAGTTTCTTCGACTTGATCTAATTCTTGTGCGATAAATCCATAATCTTTTTTACCTTTTCTAGTTCCATCTCTTGTATTCCAATCAAATTTAACTGGTCTTATAGCTAAAATGTAATCTAGTCCATGAGGTATATCTTCAATATTTTTTTTGTCTCTTAAATCAGAAAGTGATGAAATAGATGTATCCGCACATCTTAAATTATTAATGTTTCCATTTCCTAAAGTAAATTCATTACTAACTGTTGTAGATGAAGATTGTGCAAAATTACCTATCATGGCATTGTTGTCACCTGTTGTATTTTGACAACCTGAATTAAATCCTATTGCTGTGTTTTCATCTCCTTCTGTATTGTCACGACCAGAATTTCTTCCAATAAATGTATTTTTACATCCTGTTGTACTAACAAGCATTGCTGCCGAACCAACTGCTGTATTTTCTGCTCCTGTAGTATTTGCTGTTAATGAACCTGTTCCTAATGCTGAATTACAAGCACCTGTTGTATTAAGCACTAAAGAATTATATCCAACTGCTGTATTATCTCCAGCTGTTGTGTTAGAAGCAAGTGCTTGATAACCTGCTGCTGTGTTTTGATTTCCTGTTGTGTTAGCATTTAAAGCATTTCCACCAAAAGCAGCATTCGTTCCACCTGTTGTGTTATTACTCATTGAAGACCTACCTACTGCAGTATTATTACTACCTGTAGTATTAGCATCTAATGAAATATCACCAATTGCTACGTTAGCTGTACCTGTAGTGCTTACTTTTAAAGCACAAGTACCTACTGCAACATTATTTGCAGCTGTGGTATTTGCACATAAAGCAAAAGCACCAACTGCTACATTTGTTGCACCTGTTGTAGTTTTACACATTGCCTGTCTACCAATAGCAGTGTTAGTATGTCCTGTTGTTGCTGTTGTTAAAGCTTCAACACCCATAACTACTGTGTCATAACCTGTTGTGTTATTTTCGAATGCTTCAACACCTATTGCTACATTATTAGCACCTGTTGTGTTATCCATTAAAGCACAAAAACCAACTGCTGTATTATTGTTTGCTGTTGTATTTTCATATAAAGCATACCTACCAACTGCTGTATTACTATGACCTGTTGTGTTACAATTCATTGAATTATTACCAACAGCTGTATTACTAGAAGCTGTTGTGTTCACTTGTAAAGATTGTCTTCCAATTGCTGTATTACTTGCTCCTGTTGTGTTATCTCTTAAAGCACAAAAACCTAATGCTGAATTATTTGCACCTGTTGTGTTTTGCTGCATAGCAACATGACCAACTGCAGTGTTGCAAGCTGCTGTAGTGTTATTTTCTAAAGACGAACCACCAACTGCTACGTTTTTTTCTCCAGATGTATTATCAAACAGTGATTTTCTACCAACTGCAATATTACTGTCTCCTGTATTTATATCTGAAGCACCTAAAGTAAAACCACCTATAGCTACATTATAACTTCCTGTTGTACCATATCTCATAGCTTCAATACCCATAGCAGTATTTTGTGTTCCAGACGTATTGTCTGCTAAAGCATATGAACCAAAAGCTGTATTATCATGTGAAGTTGTGTTAGTTTTTAAAGCACATTGACCAAATGCAGTATTATCATCTCCTGTTGTGTTAGCTTTTAAAGCACATAAACCAACTGCAGCATTACGAGTTCCTGTTGTGTTAGAATATAAAGCACAACCACCTACAGCTGTATTATTACTTGCTGTTGTATTTGCTCTTAAGGCTTCCATACCAACAGCTGTATTTGAGGCTCCTGTAGTTGTTAATCTTAATGACGCTCTACCAATCGCTGTATTGTAACTAGCTGTAGTAGCAGTAGTTAAAGATGCCTCACCTACAGCTACATTGTTTGCACCTGTTGTAACAGCATCTCCTGCAAGTGATCCCACTGCTACGTTTTCAAATCCTGTTGTATTAGATTTTAAAGAACACTGACCTACAGCTGTATTACTTGCTCCTGTTGTGTTTGCATTTAAAGCTTTAAAACCTACAGCTGTGTTAGGTGTTCCTGTTGTGTTAGATTGCAACGAAGCTCTACCAACAGCTGTATTTTCACTTGCTGTTGTATTTGCTGATAATGCACCATGACCAACAGCTGTATTGTCAGCTCCTGTTGTATTTGTTGACAAACTGCTCATACCTAAAGCAGTATTTCTTGAACCTGTTGTGTTAGCAATTAAAGAACTTCCACCTATACTGGCATTTTGTTGTCCTGTTGTCATGGCACATGAAGAACATATACCAACAGCAGTATTTAAAGTTCCTGAAGTGTTACAAGTAAGAGTGCAAGCACCAACTGCTGTATTACTATTTCCTGTTACAACAGCCATCATAGATGCTCCACCTACTGCTGTGTTAAAATCTCCTGTAGTTCCAGTTAATAAAGTATTTGATCCAATTCCAACATTGCAACATCCTGTAGTATTTGCTTTCATGGCTTGTCTTCCAACAGCTGTATTTCTTATTCCAGAAGTATTTGCATTTAAAGCACAGAAACCTACTGCTGTATGTTCGTCTGCTGTTGTGTTAGTGGCTAAAGAATTATGACCAATTGCTACATTACTATGACCTTCTGTATTAGCAACTAAAGCTAAATCTCCAACAGCAACATTTTCAGAACCTGTTGTGTTAACTTTTAAAACTTCGTGACCTACAGCTGTGTTATTACTTGCTGTTTCTGATTCTCTTAATGTTTGATAACCAACGGCAACGTTATTTGATCCTGTTGTTGCATCTCTCCTTGAATCTACTCCAATTGCAATGTTGTAATTTCCTGAAGTTGCATATCTGGAAGCTTGATAACCCATTGCCACATTAGCTGTTCCTGTATTAGCACATAAAGCTCTGTGTCCTACTGCTACATTATTTTCTGCCGTTGTAATTTTAGATAAAGCCTCTACACCTATTCCTATATTTTGAGAACCTGTTGTATTATCACATAAAGCACACTTACCAAGAGCAACATTGTTTCCACCTGTTGTGTTATCAAGTAAAGATTGAACACCTAATGATGTATTACTTCCACCTGTTGTGTTAGTAAATAAAGAACAAAAACCTACTGCAACATTACTTGCTCCTGTTGTTGTAGATGCCATAGAACAAGCACCTATAGCAGTATTACCATCTGCTGTTTCATGTAAGGCTAAAGAACCCATACCTATACCAACATTAAAGTCTCCTGTAGTACTAGCTTTCATTGAACTTTGTCCTATAGCTACATTTTTACATCCTGTAGTATTATTACAAAAAGAAAAGCTACCTATTCCAACGTTTTGTCCACCTGTATTAGTTTTTAAACCAGCGCATAAACCTATTACAATATTATTATCTCCTGTTGTAATTGCTGTTCCAGCTTTACTACCAATAGCGACATTGGCTATACCGCCAGCTTCAACTGAATCTAAAGCAGTATCTCCTATTGCTACGTTATCTGTTCCTGTTGGATAGTTACCATCTAGTTTTATCGTGCCACCATCTGTAGAAAAATTACCAGAGTTAGTTATTCCGTCTGTATCTGTTGTACCATCTACATCTAAATTACCATTAAAATCTGCATTTCCAGCTACAGTCAAAGTAGAAGCCATATCAACAGCTCCATCAATATCAACAACATCTAAATTAGCTGTACCATCAACATCTAGATCACCATTAAAATCTGCATTTCCAGCTAGAGTTAAAGTAGAGGCCATATCAACAGCTCCATCAATATCAACAACATCTAAATTAGCTGTACCATCAACATCTAGATCACCATTAAAATCTGCATTTCCAGCTAGAGTTAAAGTAGAGGCCATATCAACAGCTCCATCAATATCAACAACATCTAAATTAGCTGTACCATCAACATCTAGATCACCATTAAAATCTGCATTTCCAGCTAGAGTTAAAGTAGAGGCCATATCAACAGCTCCATCAATATCAACAACATCTAAATTAGCTGTACCATCAACATCTAAGTCTGCAGTAACATTTACATTATTACCAAATGTAGCTGCGCCAGCAGCAGACATATCAAAACTTAAAGCTGTAACATCAGAACCGCCATCATTACCTTTAATAAATAAATCTTTATCCGATACTTTAGTTTGTATAGTAACATCACTGGATGAGTTTGATATACGAAGAATTTCAGTGCCATCATCATCTATTTGAACACCATTACCACCACTACCAGCGTCTAAAATTATAGCACTATCTGTGTCTATTTTAAAAGAACTAGGATCGCTTATTGTGCTTCCAGATAATGTCATGTCACCAACAGTTAAATTTGCTGGAAGTGATACATTACTACTTGCATCTTCTATAACTGCTTTTGTTGCAGGTAGAGTACAGAATACATCTTTTGTACCTGCTGAAAAGTCTACAGCGTTGTTTGAGTTTGATGATGTGATTATAGTTGTTCTTGCTAATGCACCTGCTGATACAGTTCCAAGACCAACTTCAAATTCTGCGTTTGCTTGATTAACGATTGCGTAATAAGTTGTGTTAGTGTTTCCTATTGCACTAGAAAAAGTTTCAAAACCTTGAACAGCTCCTGCTAAAGTTAATGTACCCGTACCTGTAGTGGTAGAGGTTTCTCTTACTCTGTCATGTACAATTAATGCCATTTAATACTCCTATCCAGAGATTCTTAATATAGCTGCTGAAGTTGTAAACGCTGGAAATACAACTGTAAAAGTTCCTGATGTGCTAGTTTTATCTGCTCCAAAATCTAAAACTGCAACAGCTGCATTAGTTGTAGCTGAAGATGTGTTATAGATTAATGCTCCTCTTGCTGTGATTGTCGCTGACGTAAAAGACAAATCTGCAAAGTCAACAATAGCTACACCCTTACCAGTTCCTGTACCGATAGAAGTTCCGTTGTTAACTAAAGCTCCACCACCTGCTGAATAAGTTCCAGTGTTACTAACTTCATTACTTGAAGCGTAAGCTGTAGTAGTTGAGTTTAAAGATGCTGAAGAAGTATAAAGAGCTAATTTAAATTTATCACCACCTGATTGTTTAAAGTTGTGATCTGCTTCTAGTAGTTGTTTTTTAAAAGCGTTTGCAATTGCTTGTGTTATAGCCATAATATATCTCTTATTTTCCTCCGACCCGAGGAACACCTGATTGGTATTCATCACGTCTTCTTCTTCCCATTTGTTCTATTGCAAAACCTTCAGTCGCTTGTTTATAACGTCCTTCATATAATTGCAGAAGATCTGCAGGTCCTTTTAAAAAGCTAAAAGCTTCGACTAAACATGCATACAAAAGTCCGTTGGGAAAATACTTACTTAAGTATGTAGTTGTATTTGTACTCGATAAGCCTGGATCTTTCAAGATATAATTGACTTGAACCTGGTATGTTGAGTTAGGAGTTGGCGCTAAAACCATTTTATCATCGTCCCACATACCATAATATTTAGGTTCTCCAGTAACCCCTGTTGAATTAAATTCTGACATAAAACTTGTATCTCTAAATTCTAAAAAATTTCTCGTGGATCCCGAACCACCATTTACTATTTGAACAGATCTAACTATTAAAGCATCTGCTGGAGTAGATATAAATCTATCATTGGTAACTAAATTAGCTGTAGCATATCGTCTATTATTATCAGAATCTACATCTCTATAAATTCTAAATTCTGCATTTTCGATAAAACCATTAACAATAGTAGAAGTTAAAACATTACTATCTACTTCTGTATAGTCACTAATTTTTTGTACTAATTCTGCATATGTCATTATTCAGAGTTTCCTTTATATTTTCTACGTATTTTTTCTACTTTATCAGGTCTAACTTCTTCATACATTTCAAGATGTGGATCTTGTTTTTCAGGTGTAAAAATATTTTTAATCCAATTAATAAATTTTCTAATCATGGTGATATCGTTATGGGGCCTATTGAGCACCCATATCCTCCTCCTTTTACATTTCCTGTTGTAGCAGTATCTGAGTTAACTGTAAAATAGAAAAAATTACTTAATGCAAAATCTGTTGTAACTCTTATTCCATTTTGAAATAAACCAGTTGTTATTGCATATCCGGATCCCTGACCTATGTTTGCACCTGTAATTCCATCAAAACTAGGAATAGTTGCATAAGCAAAGACAGGATTAGTAGATGTTCCTGTGCCAGGTGATATTGTAGGTGGACCTCTAAATAAATAAGTAGTACCATTTGTTAAACCGTGTCCAGGTACATTTACATTTAAAACACCTGATCCTGCTTGATAAGTTTTAAAACCGTTTTCAGGAATCATAACAGTTGTAATTGGTTCTGTTCTAGCAACTCTAGCGTTTCTTAATGCAATAGCATCAGAGCCATGTGGTTTAGGTTCTAATTGTGGTTGCTTAGGTTCAAATTCAGAAAAATGAACTAAAGCTCCATTCCATTCTCTAACCATTTCTTTATGAGGAAATTCCATTCCTGATCTATCAGAAATTGCTCTTGCGTGTTTTCCTGATGCGTAATTTGCCATTAGGTTCCTGGGTAATAAATTTTAGGTGTTATGTAAGTACTTGAAGCTGAACCATCTTCTTGTAAAGCTCTTTGAAATTCATCTTCATAAACTAATTTCATATTTTGCATTAACTGTGGTGCATACTTCATTGATAAATAATAAGCTAATCCTGAAACCATGCAAGGTATAAATCTAAAAGGCATATCAGTTGCATTTGTATACTCACCTATATCTTGAATTCTTTTTATATAATAAAAATGCATATCTTTTGATGCATTAGTAGAATCAGGAGTAGGATAAATATTAATACTAACATGATCAATAAATCTTTGTACCCAATATTGATTAGGTGATCCTTGAGAAAGTTTATTAGAAAAGGCAGCATAAGTTGATCTATCGACTTTTGTCATCGGACTATCAGACTGATCTGTTGCAGTTCTATCTGATCTTAATTGCGCTTCAAGAACATCAGATATTCCATAAATACCATTTGGATTTGAAGTAGCACTTGTACCATCTCCAGATGATCTAAAAAATTTATATTCAGATTGACCTTGTATTAAATCAAGATCTAATTCTCCTATTTCCCAATAGTGAATACCTCTATTACCCCATTCTTGAAGTAATATATTTAAAGAACGTCTAGCGGTTTTTAATTGAAAACCAGAATAGTCTAATACTCCAATTCTTTCATAAGCTTCTTCTACTATTTCATCAATAGAAAAAGTTTTATCAAAAGTAGTTGTACCCGAAGTTGTGTTAGCCATTTAGCCTCCTATTCGTAGACTTTAATCCATTCACAAACAACTGTAGCGGAATCTCCTGATGTGCAAGCTGGTAAAGTAATATCTACATCTCCTGTGTAACTACTAGCTTTATTATTTTTTAAACCACCGAATGAAGAATAGTCATATTCCATTTCACCATTTAATGTTTGAAAAACAACATCTGATCCACCCCATACCATTCTAATTGCATCAACAGGTGCTGTTACTGAAACGTTAAAACTAACTTTGTTAAGTCTTACTGTTTTGCAAGTTTTACCATTGTTAGTTGTTAGTCCAGAAACATCAACTATTGTAGTTGTGCCTCCTGTAGAATCAGAAACTACATTGTAGTGAGTGATTAATTTTTTTGCTCCGTCGAATACAGTTGTATTTAATACTGTGTCTGCCATGTTTTCCTCCTTTTAAAAGGTGCCTGCATTACCAGGCACCTCGAGTTAATTTATTACGCGTCTGCGTATGGTGTTACTATTGTACCTGATCCAATTAATAAAGAATTGTGAACCATGTATGTAGCTGTATCAATCGCTGTGAAAGATACTATGCTACCAACGATTCCACCTTTTGTAGAACCATTCATAGTAATAACATCGTTAGATGCACCTGGTACGAAAGCTTTTTTAGCGCCATCATCTACACCAATTAAGATTGCACCTTTAAATTTATCAGTACCATCTGTTTTGATGTCCATATCAGTTGCAGCTGTTTCAACAAAAAAGTTAAAAGTTGCACCAATGTTATTTAAGTTATTAAAATCTGTATCACCAGCTGTTGCACCATTACTATTTACATTGATACTTGGTAAAGTAAATTTACCGTCAGCATCATTACAAAGTAAGATTTTACCAGCGTGAGTTGCTACAGTTAAAGTTGTGTCAGCTGTTAAGCTAACAGTCATACCAGGACCTGTATTTACAAAGCCATTTTTAGAAATGACCGGTCCTGAAAACGTAGTGTTTGCCATGTTATTATCCTCCTAGTTATTTGAATATCGTCTCTAGGCCGTCGACTATACGCGTCGATATTCAATTTATGTATAGTGCATAAAGTATATACTAGTTTTAAGTAGAGTGCAAGAGAGCCTGTGATGTGGAGTGGAATTTTTCCAACGATGTAGCTTTTGATTAAGTAGCTACTGAAACTTCAGGAGTTAAACCTTCGACAGTATTCTGTCTGTGGGCAACAGCTGCTTCTTCCAGCTTGATCTTTGTGATAACTTCTCTAACTTTGTCATCAATCCTGACCATTTCAAGAGTGTATCTATTATTAGATAGATGCTCTTGTTCCCACTTCAACTCCAAGGACCTTTTTAGTTTGTATAGGTCTTGTATCATCTATAACCTCCTCATAGGTTATTCTGTTTATCTTTTCAGCATAACTGCTTCCAAGATACTCCCATTTTATACTATTTTTTCCTAGTTTGTCAAGGATAGATTGCTCTAAGGCTTCTGGGGAATCTTTTGATTCTACTTCAAACTTACTATGATAATCGTAAGCCCAAATTGTAACTATAAATTTTTTCATGAATCTCACCATGTATATTGTAAATGAGGCGGTTTTAAGGCCGCCTCATAAAAAGTATTAATTACGCACCTTCAACGCCGAAGATACCTCTAGGGTCAGAAACTCCAAAAGAGTATCTTTCTCTAGCTTTGTATCTAACGTTACCAGTATCGAAATCACCTTCCATTGCTGTTTTCAATGGTGATCTGTTAAACATTTTCATACCATTAGGTACGTCTGTTAAGATATAAAATGCATCAGAATCTGTTAGGTAGTTGTTCACTCTATAACCTTGAGGAACCATACCCATAGATACGATTGCATTAATATCATTATCAGCTGTTCCAGTTCTACCTTGAGACTTCATAAGTCTTTCAGCAGTAAATTGTAGCTCAGAAGGAATAATCATTTTTAATCCTCTTGCTGCAATTCTTAGGCCTCTTTCGTCTGTCATTTTAGCAATGTCTATTAAAGATTGCTCTAATGATGTTTCGTTAAGGTCAGCTTGAGTTGCTAAAGTGTTAGCAAAAGTTCCAGCCACTGTAGGGTGTGATGTATTAAATAAAGATACACCGTCACCTGAATCAAAAGAATCCGTAGTTGGAAGACCATTGATTAGAGGCTCGACTGATTTTACTTGTTTAGCATTACTCATAGATCTAGCTAAAGCTTTTGTATATCTAGACGCAAGTCTGTCATACAAGTTGTCCTCGATTGCTTCTTCAGTAATCG